AAAGAATTACAAACATTTGATTATAAATACATAGAAAATCCTTTAGCATGGATTAAAAAATTAGGAATCGAATCATGGTTTGTTAAAACAAATGGTAAAATGAATTATATTGTTAAAAATGGAGAGATGCATATTCCAACATATAATATTAAAGTATCATCTATTATTCCAAGTGGTCAAGAAGAAGTTTTTGATATTGGCGTTGCTAATCACCACAATTTTATTGCAAATGGTATTGTTGTTTCAAATTGCATACCATCAAGAATGACCGTGGGTCAACTCTTGGAAGCATTGGTATCAAAATCAGCAGCATTAGAAGGACAAACAGTAGAAACAACACAATTTGAGAGAGTTGACATGAATGAAATAGGAGATATATTAGAAACTCATGGTTTTGAACGTCATGGATTAGAGACAATGTATTGTGGTTTTACTGGAAAAAAAATGGAAGCACAAATATTTATATGTCCAACATATTATTTAAGACTGAAACATTTAGTTCAAGATAAAATCCACTGTTTAGACGCTAAACACGATGTACTTACATTAGATGGTTGGAAACCAATTGCTGAAATCACATTAAATGATAAAGTTGCAACACTTGAAAATAACAAACTGGTATATGCTCATCCAACTAATGTTTTACATTATCCTGATCATGAAGGTAAAATGTATTATATTAAAAATCAAGCAATTGATTTAGCAGTTACTAGTAATCATAGAATGTATGTATCAAAAGTAAAAGGTCGTCAAGCAATATGGCAACCATATGATTTTGAACCTGCTGAAAAATTAGTTGGTAAATATGTTAGATATAAAAAAGATGCAGAATGGGATGCAGTAGATTATCAATTTATTCTACCAAGTGTTATAAGACAACATGAATTAATGGAAGAAAAAATAGTTGATATGAATTCATGGCTAATATTTATTGGAATTTGGTTTGCCGAAGGTTGGACACATGGAGAGCAAACATATGGACGTGTTGAAATATCAGTAAATAAACAACGAGTTAAAGATGCACTATATCCTGCACTTGATAAGTTGGGATATACTTACCAAGTTACAAATGAGAAATTAGAAATTGGAAACAAACAGCTATATACTTATATGTATCCATTAAGTGTTGGTGCACCACAAAAAAAACTTCCAGATTGGGTGTTTAAACTTAGTGTACCACAAGTACAGACCTTAATTCATGGTATGTTATTAGGAGATGGTTCATTTGCTAAAAATGGTTGTAGTTTTTATTATACTACATCTATTATACTTGGTGATCAATTTCAACAATTATGTCTTCATGCTGGTTGGGCTTGTATGATACAAACTCATTTAAAAGCTGGTAATCAAACATTTATTAATGGTAGAGAAGTAATCTCCAATTTTGATGTATTACGTTTAAGTGTAATAAAATCTCGAGTTAATCCATGTGTAAATCATAGTCATGTATCTTCACAAAATATTCAAGAGGAAAGGTTTATTCATGAAAAATGTCCTGTTTATTGTTTACAAGTACCATCTGAAGTATTCTATGTAAGACGTAATGGTAAAGCAGTATGGACAGGTAATTCTAGAGCAAGAGGACCTGTTACTTTGCTTACTCATCAGCCACCAGAAGGTAGATCTAGAGATGGTGGTCTACGTTTTGGAGAAATGGAACGTGATGTACTTATTGCGCATGGTATACCATTATTTTTAAAAGAAAAGTTTATGGATTCATCAGATGGATATACGATGTATGTATGTGGAGATTGTGGTTTAATTGCTCGTAAAGTGATGAATAAAAATGTGTATATATGTGATGGATGTAAGACATCAGATACACATAAAGTACAACTACCATATGCATTTAAATTGATGATTCAAGAATTAATGTCAGTAAACATTTTACCAAGAATTAGAGTTGAACAAAATGAGTTTAATAATTCTGTTTAAAAATTAATTCTTTTATTAAATTATATGAATTATATAGATTATAAAAAAAAATATTTAAAATATAAACAAAAATTTTTACAGCTAAAAGATAAATTACCTTATATAGATCAACTTAAAAACTATTATCCATCATATAAATCTGATTCTAAATATAATTCTACATATTCTAATCATAAAATAACATATGGAGAAATGGATTATGATGGACTAGATACTTTATTAAATTATCTATCAAATTATTCATTTAATTCTTTTATTGATATTGGCTCGGGTAGAGGTAAATTATGTTTATATATGGCATCAATTTCATCAATAATTAAATCTATTGGAATAGAAATTGTAAAAGAAAGACATGATGACGCATTAGAACTTAAATCTAAATTGTCAAATTATGAAGAAACATTAAAAGTTGATTTTATTAATGGTGATTTTGTTGAATATGATTTTAAAAAATTAAACTTGACAAAAGTATTAATATGGATTAGTAATTTATGTTTTGATCAAGAAATAACTAATAAAATATTTAATAAAATTTTATCTGAATTACCTAGTAAAACAATAATTGCATGTTCTAAATCTCATGATTTTGATAATCCAAAAATAAAAAAACTTGATCAAATTAGTGTAAAAATGTCATGGAGTCAAGATAGTAATATTTATATTTATGAAATTAATTAGATTTTTATTATTTGATATATTTACTATATATATCAAATAATCTTGTTTAAAATTAAATATCTTTGTTAATAATTTTATTCCATTGATATATATCAATTATTGATTTTTCATGAAGTTTTATAGATTCTTTTAATCCATAATCTGTTAAAAATAAATTATCATCATTATGTTTTAAAATTCTCGTATTGAAAATATCCTTTGCATTAGTTAATGCATCATGAATACTAGATTTATTTACACACATATGAAACATTAATGCTCTTTCAAAATCATATGCTGATAATAAGTCTGCTTCACGTACAATATGATATGCGGATTGATATTCTCCTAAATCTGGAAAACCATTTACTTTAACTTTTGAATAAGACATTGTTTCTATTATTCGTGATACCATATATAATTCTTGTGGTTTTAACTTGTCTTTCATAAACTCTTGTATATTTATTAAACCATCTTTTTCATTCATGTACTTTTTATCACACATATCATGTAATGCTGCAGATATATATATAATTTTTTCATGATTTTTTAAATATGGTTTTTTTATAACTTCTGATTCATATATAGAATTTGAAAACCGTAGTACATCTAAACTATGTGCTAAACCATGTGATTCATCTAAACAATATCTAGATGTAGTATAAATAACAAAATCAAAAATTTTTGATAGTAATTTCATTAAAATACAATATATTTTATTTCATCATAATATAATTCAATTTTTAAAGTTTATTTTAATTCCCTTACAAAACAATAACTAATCTAAAAAATTGTTAAAGTCATCTTGAATTAATGATGTAAGTAAATATGAATTTTTGAGAGATACATCAACTATACATTCATCTGGAACACAAAATTATAATTAAAGTATAGTAACAGTGTTTAAATTATAAATTTGGATTTATAATTGGAATAATTTTTATGATGAAAATAAAATCCACTTTTTCTAGCTATTTCTTCATTCATATTTTTTTCATGTATTTGAAGTTTATTTTTAATTGAATAATTTGTTAGTAGACCTTTATATTTATTTTTATTAAATAATGAGGATAAAATTATTTCTTCAGGAAAGATTGAAAAAAATGGATATCCTAATTTTACCATTTCATAATATTCTTTAATTAAATTTTTTACTTTTATTGATTCGAGATTTAATCCAAAAACAATTGTTTCGACATATTTTGCATTTTGTAAATCAGAATTAGTGATTATATTTAAAAGATGCATTGTATTTTCTAATACTGAAGAATTATAATTATTATTTGAATCAATTGTTTTTATTAGAGCATCGTCTTGATACAGAACAGTAAATAATACATCAGGATTATTTAAAGCATAACATCCAGAGTCTAACCAAATAACCTTATCAAATCCTTTTTTATATGCTTCTAACATCATAAATATTTTAAAACAATATGGTACACCTACATATTTCATTTCAGTTCCAGTAGGATTTGGAAATCCACCATTAAATAAATAAAAATATCCATTAAATCCTGTCTCTTCTAATGATTTATATATATTTTGTGAAGCATTAAATCGTGTAGTATCTTGATTATCTTCTGTTTTATTTGAAAAAGATGTACAACATACAAAACAATTACGATTATTACCACCATTTCCAATTTTATATAAATTTTGTGTAGGTAACAAATTATTAGGAATATCAACTATATTTTGTCTAATTCCTCTAGTTATTCTTAATTTAAAATCTGATAAATCATAAAAATTATTTCTATTTGAATAAAATGATTCTATGATATTATCAATATTTTTATTATCTAATTGGGCTTGAATATTAATATAATCTTCCATACTATATTCTTCTTTATCTGGAATATCTATTAAAAATGGATTTATTTTATTAACAAATGGATAAAAATTTAAATTTATATCAGGATAATTTTTTTCATTTGGGAAATCTAATCCTTTTATAGGCAATGGAGTTGAATTTAACTCTGGAATTTTATTAAATAAATTTTTATTTATATATAATAATTCCATGACATTTGGTAATCCATTATTTGCAACTAAATCATGATTATTACCATGTGCATGAATTAAATAATGTGTATTAGATATTTTTTTTAAACATTGTATTTTTTCATTATAATCACAACCAAAACTATTAACTGTCATTCCATGCCAACTAACACTGGTTATTCCATGAAATTCAATTACTAATTGGGCTATTTTATTTAATTTAATTTCATCCATTGACTGTAACCAAGGCCATTCACCACCTTCAATATCCATTTTAATAAAAATATTATTATATTTTTCAAAAAAAGAAGATAAATTATTAATTGAATCATTGGTTTCAAAACCAATATTTTTTTTTATAAATGTAACTATGTTTTTTAAATTACTTGGAATATCTTCTATTGTCCCATCAAATGCAAAACAGTTTTCTTTACTTAGTTTATATTTATTAATAAAATCAATACTAAAATCATCATAATATGATATACCACAACTAATAAAACAATCATATTTTATTTCTAAATCTCCTATTACATATCCACTATCTGTATTTGGTCCTAGTCTAATTTTATTATGAAATTGATAAATCTTAAATAAATCTATATTATTTTCTAATAAA